TATGACGTTACTAGGGCAGCTTTGCATATAGCAATAGCGATGACTGAGATAGCACTAAGTACAAGGTTCAGGTTAGGTCAGCCAGTTTTTACTGGAATAGAAGAAGGTCAAAGTAGGCTGAAATCAGGAGTAGATAAAGCTTTAATACTTCCCGAGGGTGCGACTTTCAGCTACCAATCTCCTAGTGGAAGCTTGAATGAAATGATTGAATCTGTTAAAGCCATGGCTAATCAAACCGCAGAAAATAATCAATTAAGAATCAGGTGGGGTGAATCTGGAGGCAATGCACCAAGCGGAGAAGCATTACGCATACTTGAAATAGAAAACCTTGAGGCGAGAAAGAGTGATGAGTCTTTATTTAGGGAATGGGAACATAGTAGGTATGAGGTAGATAAAAGGATATTAGAAGTTCACGCAGTAATAAATTTAAGCGAAGATTACGCAGTAGATTTTGGAGAAGTATCCTACCCTATGTCGCCTCAAGAAGAAAGGGCTTGGCTTGATTGGAAACTATCCAAAGGTATTATGTCTAAAAAAGATTTACTATTATATTTTAATCCAGACATGACGGAAGAAGAAATAGAAAATAAACTAGGTGAGGTTATAGAAGAAACGCAAGCAGAGGTAGAAGCCACCCAACCTAAACAACCCGCATTTGAAGGATTAAGGAAGCTTGGCGCAGTTAGTTCGTAATTATTTCAGGAAACTGGAAAAATTAGAAGATAAAATCAAAGAAGATGCTGACAATATTTTGAAAGCGATAGATTTAGATGAATTATTAGTAGACCCAGAAGGTTATTTAATGGCTCTTAGCGATGCTTTTTTAAAAGAGCATATGATTGAAATAGAGCAGGCCGTAAAAGAGGGGCAAAGATTTGCTCGCCAAGTCTTAGATAAATCTTAATGTTAGAAATTGATATAGATAAAAAGTTCAACTTAGGTAAATTGAATTTAGACTTACATAAAGAACTTAATTTTGCGGGAGACATAATAGTAAAAGACCATACGGATAGACTAGAAAGAGGCCAAGGCGTTAATGGGCCAATGCAGGACTTAGCAGATTCAACTATTGAAACTAAAGGCTTTAACCAGATATTAGTGCATGAAGATAAAATGAGGCACCTCAATAGAAAAGACGCCACTAAAGCAAATCAGCTAATAACAATTTTTCCTGGAAACGAGCGTAAAAGAAATGGTAAAACCAACGCACAGATTGGAGCATATCATCAAGAGGGAGGCGGTAACCTGCCTAAAAGAGAATGGTTCGGGATCACTAAACAGGCAGAAAATAAATGCCTTAAATTAATAGAAAATAAAATAGATAAAATATTGAGGAAACTGTAATGAGTTTAGAAATAAGCATTGGAAGTCAATTATCTAAAAACTCAGCAGAAACTACATTATCACTAGAAGAGCTAATCATTGGTATGAGCGAAAGCGGTATGGATAAATCTCAAATAAAAAACGTTCTGATGAATGATTTAAACTCAGGCGGCAGGCTGTTTGGTGCATTTAGGAATAACGTTAAGAACACGGTAAAAAACGGCATGAATATAGCTGCTGGTGAATCATCTAGGGGTACATTTGAAGAAGCGGGTGTGCAAGAATACAGGTGGGTAAGTTCAGGTGACGCCAGTGTTTGCCCTGATTGCTTAAGGAGGCATGGCGATGTAGAGTCTATGGAGTTCTGGAAAAATGTTGGGTTACCTGCCTCTGGTTTCTCATTATGTAGATTTGCCTGTAACTGCCAATTAGTTCCAGAAACTTATAAGGGAGAAAACCTTGATGAGCCTTTACTTAGAAAAAAAACAAAGCCTTCAAAGCAGGTTGTAGAAGATGAAAAAATTAATACAATTCTGCAAAATGCAAATGTAGGTGCGCAAAAAGTCTTAGGCGACATGAAGGCGTTTGCTCGACACAGTAATACCCCAGATAGTATGCTTTTAGGCTTGGCTGAAGAATATGGAATAACTGGGAGTGATGCTCATCACCTAATGAATTATGTAAAAAATATACCAGATGACCTTGAAAGGTATTTAAAGACACCGCCTCGACTACTAGACAGTTTTGATAGCTCTATGAAAAAGTGGACTTTTGGAGTCGATGTAGAAGGAAGAGATTCTGCTGCTATGACTTTTTGGGATTTTGAAGATGTGAGAAATTATACCCAGTCGGAATTGATTATCGACCTAAGGAGGCAAGGGTATAAAATACAGAGCCTCGAAACCTTCAGGCAATCTCGCCATAAGATATACAGAGTTGGAGGCACTCAACAAGGGTATAATAGTTTTTTTATGAATAAAGAACAAGCCTTTGCTTATCAAAAAAGAATGGGGCTTGACAGTATTAGTGAGTACGATGTCTATGGAGATGATATTATTCCTACAAGGTCAGGAGCAGGTGAAGTAGTTGTAAATGCCGATGATGTACTAAGTGAAACGCTAATAGATGTAGGATAGTTAAAATATCTTTTTTAAAAAACTAACTTTCGTTTTTAAATTTAATTAACTAAGGAGGACAGGATGTCTGAAGAAACAAAATCACAGGAAGTGAAAACCGAACCGAAGGCTTACGTTGAGCAGCCAGTGGTCGAAAAAGCAACATCAACAGAGGTGGCTCCTGATAGCCAGAATAACGACATGGAATTACCCGACTATGGTCAGTTAGTACAGGAAAGTAAAAAGTACAGAAAAAGGGCTCAAGAATCTGAAGCTAAGCTAGAAAGATTGAATAAAAAACTGGAAGCCGATAGGCAGAAACAAATGGAAGAGCAAAATCAATGGCAACAACTTGCCGAGGAAAGAGCATTAAAACTTCAAGAGATAGAACCTATTGTAGAACAGTTTAGGAAAGATGAGGCGGAGCAACGTGAAAAGATTCTTGGTGATTTTACAGAGAGTGACAGGGAGCAGTTTGGCGGGTTGAGTTTGCCGCAATTAAGAGCCTTGCATTCTAAATTAATTAATACTAATGATAGCGTACCTCCTACAAGTGGAACACCAGCAAGGGCAGTCAATCCTAATAATAAAGATTGGACAAAGATGGATAAAGCTGAAAGGCAAAAAAACTGGGCAGACATAGTTAAGGGTTACGCTATGAGCAAATAAAGGAGTCTTAAATGGCTAATTATTATGGATTTACTGGTGATGTAACCCAGAAATCTGATGTCGATGTATTTGTTCCTGAGCTATGGGCTGATGGAGTCTATCGATATTTTGAAAAATCCCTTGTCTTAAAACCTTTCTTTGATGACTACTCAAGCTTGGTGCAAGGACGTGGGGACACCCTACACATTCCAACAATTCAAGAGGTGGCTAGTGCGGATAAATCTGCTAACACCTCAGTTGAATACACAGCGAATGTTGAAACTGACATTGACCTAGCGATTGACCAGCATAAATATGCTGCTAAATTATTTGAAGATATTGCCATGGTTCAATCTAATGAGCAATTATTTTCTAAATACGCTCAATCAATGGCTTACGCATTAGCTAAAGCGGTTGATACTAAGATTGAGGCCTTACTTCAAACGCTTGGGACAACTCAGACTTTAGCTGCTGATAATTCAATGAGTAATGCTGATGTGGAAACCGCACTTGGGACTTTGATGGCTAATGACATCCCAGCGGATGAATGTGCATTTTTTGTAAACCCGCTTATCTATGCTGATTTACTCAACTCTAAAGCCTTTGTTACTAATAACTCAGGTACTGGAGTCGGTTTCGGCAATGATAATGCAGTTATGCAGACTGGTCAAGTTGGAAGCTTATTCGGTATTCCTGTAATGACGAGTTCTTTGATTCCCACTACAACAAGTACAGGAATTGAAGCGGCATACTTAGTGCATAAATCTGCTATTGCGGTAGCGGTGCAGCAAGATATTAGAGTTCAGTCAGATTATGACGTAAGTTATCTTGGAACTAAAGTGGTTGCTGACATTATCTACGGTGCAGTTATCACTACTTCAAATCATGTTAAGGGAATTGAGTTTCTTAATCCTTAAACCTTGAAGATGCTAATTTTGGGGAGTGGTTAATTCTGCTCCCCATTATTAAAAGGAAAAATTTATGATAGTATTAAAGAAAGGTAATCACTACGAACACACTGAAGATGTTGATAAGGCTTCTAAAATGGCCCAAGACGGATACGAAGTTGTAAAGGGTAGTAGTTTACTAGGCAAAATAAAACCAAAGAAAAAACCGAAGAAAAAGCTATTTAGAAAAAATAAAAAATAATTTTTAAAATATGGCTCGTTCACGGTTTCACCATTAACCTTAGAGATTAGGAGAATCAATGGCAACATCAAATTTACATCACTACACAACCCAAGAAGCACAGAACCGTTTAGGTGGCGGTGGGTACGATTACGTCACAAACGCCACTGTAAATTCAAACGTATACGTAGCAATTCAAGCTTTATCAGTTGATTGCGTTATTTCAGCAACGTCGGTAGATACTGATATTTGGGATTCACTTTCATCGATTACTTTACTGGCAGGTCAAACTATATACGGTGAATGGTCATCGGTGACAGTAGCGAATGGGGACTTTGCAATCGTTTATAGGAAATCAAGCTAATGAGTAAATTACATAAAAGGTCAGTCCAAGAAGCCTTAAATGCCACAGTAGGTGGCGAATGGACAGTCAATTCAGCAGGTACAGCAGGTTCAAGTGCGGATGTGGCAAATACGACTCATCTAGCCTTAGCAACGATGACTTCTACATTAGGAGTTTATTCAGCGGTAGAGATTTATTTTAATTTCTCTATAACTACAACAGATGTTACAGCGGCAAATGATTTAGTTATCCCTAAAAATACTTTAACCTTCCTAACTGTTCCGAGAGGCTTGGGTAATACAGTTTATTTCAATTATAATTCTACCAGTACAACAACTGGTGCGGTTAAAACTGTGGAGATATAATGCAGAGTTCAATGTTAAGACATATTACTGAAGATTTAGGTAATGGAGGAACCATAGATGGAGACCTTACAGTATCAGGAGATTTAACTGTATCGGGAGGCGGTTCACTTAGTTTTGATGAAATTATAGAAGGTACTCAGGTAATAGATGTAACTGACACAGAAGCATTTCTTGTCAGAAAGAACTCTGATGGTGGTGATGTATTTATAGTAGATACTACTAATGGCGATGTAACTGTACAAAACTCAGGAGATGCTGTTTTATCTTTGACCAGTACCCACGCTAATGGTAATACTTTTTTTGATATGACTAACACTGGTACTGGTGACTCATACATAAGATGGGCATCTGACAGTAACAGTAGTTTAATTTTTTCAAAGAGTAGCGGTACAACAAGTATTTTAAAACTTGACAATTCTAATAATGCTACTTTTGCTGGTAGTGTTGGTATAGGCACATCGCCAAGTGATACATTGCATTTATCCGCATCAGTACCAATTATACGATTAACAGATAGCGACACTAATGATTACCATAGAATTTATGGCTCTAATGGCGGTTTATATTTTGATGCAGACAAGGGCAATAGCGTTGGTTCATCAGTAATGGCATTTGGAGTTGATGATTCCAGAGTAATGACACTTGTGAGTGGCGGTAATGTTGGCATAGGCACAGATTCTCCTAATATTTCAAGTGGTTCATCTGGCACTAAGGTGCTAACAATATCTGCTACTGCATCAGCAAGAAATGCACTAATTGAATTAAAAGGAACAAGAACTGGTGATGGTGACTTTAGTAGTTACATAAGGTCTTTTAGCAACTCAGGTTCTACTCCAATTACAGATATAGTATCTAAAAGAGGTGCAAGTGATACTACTGGTTCATTAGAACTTTATACAAGCAACGCTATTGCACTCACTATAGATTCAAGTCAAAATGCTACCTTTGCTGGTGATGTAACTATATCTGGTGGCGATATGACTCTTACAGGCTCAACTACATCTATTATAGGTGAGCAGTCTGCTGGAGCAAATAGAGGAAAGATTAAGTTTGTTACATCTGGTAGTGATGGTGATATAGTATTTGAAACTACTACAAATGGTGCTGGTGCAATTACTGAAGCTATGAGAATTGACCATAATGCTAATGTTGGTATAGGAGTTGACTCACCTACTTCTGGAAAATTGCAAGTTGCTGGTTCTATAGCGGCAACTGGAGCAATAGCGGCACATATTGGTTCTGCTGTAATTATAGATTACTCATCAAGTGTTGGTCGTATTGCAGTTGAGGGTGACGATACAAGCACTAATGGGGTTTTAGAGTTTAGGTCAAGAAGAAGCAATGGTACTAATTCTAATACTGCAATGATACTTGATGGCAACTCCAGAATCTCACTTTCTAATAATGATAGTGGTACTGGTAATACAATATTTGGAAAGAGTACAGCAACATCATTGGATGCTGGTAGTAATTATAATGTTCTTATTGGTGGAAGTATTGCAACTGGCTCTATGAATGATGCCACTCACAATGTCGCTGTAGGCTCAGATGCACTTCAAGATATAACGAGTGGTGATAATAATGTCGCAATCGGCTCAAGTGCATTATTAAATATTACAAGTGGTGAGCGAAATGTCGTAATTGGAAGACAAGCTGGACAAGCAATGACTTCAGCAAATAGAACCATTGCCATTGGGTATCAAGCATTGTACAGTGAAGATGCTGATGGGGACAGAACAGTAGCTATTGGTCATCAAACACTATATAGTCAAAATGGCAATGATGAAGTTATGGGCAACACTGCTGTAGGTTATATATCTGGATTTTATAATGTTACAGGTAGATATAATACCTATATGGGATATGGAAGTGGAGGTGCTGGAGCTGGTGGTACGGCAAGTCATAGCAATAATACTGGAATTGGTTACAAAGCATTAGAAGGAATTACAACAGGTGGTTCAAATGTTGCAATCGGAAGAGATGCAATGATAAGTGCAACGACTGCGGCTGAGAATGTAGCTATTGGATATGAGGCACTTGGAGACGTTGATGCTGGTTCTGGTGCTAATGTAGCTATTGGTTTCTATGCTATGAGGAATGTAGATGAGGGAACTGGTGGTGGAGATGCTGATTACAATATCGCAATCGGTTATGATGCCTTGAAAGGTGGAGACTTTGCAAGTAACGATAGAGCACTACAAGGAAATATTGCGATTGGTATGCAGGCTATGAACTCTACTGATGATAATGCTCAAACTGGTACAATAGCGATTGGGCATCAGTCTCTTAAATTCTTGACCTCTGGAGCTGGAAATACTGCCCTCGGTTATCTTTCTGGTGAATACAACCAGACTGGTAGCCAGAACACCTATGTAGGATATGCAAGTGGTCTTGGTGCATCTGGAAATAGCCATAGCACAAACACGGCTGTAGGATACTTTACATTAAAAGATGTAACTACAGGCGGAGCGAATACAGTAATTGGGTGTTTTGCAGGAGATGCCGTTACTTCACAAGATAGCTTAACCTTAGTCGGCAAGAACGCTGGTGGTGCAATAAGTCACAACAATGCAAATGGTTCAGTAGCGGTTGGAGCATCTGCACTTGCAGGATGTGTATCTGGAGAAAAAAATGTTAGTATTGGTTTTGAGTCAAGTCTTGCTTCAACTGGTGACAATAATACCGTTATGGGTAGTGGAGCGTTTAGGACTGCTAATGGTGGTGAAAGTGATAATGTCATAATTGGAAGAGAGGCTGGATATTCTATAGACCACGTAGATTCTGATAATAATGTCATTATTGGTTCAGCGTCTGGTACTGGTGGAGGAGCGGCTTTTTCAGGCAACATTGTTTTAGGCTTTCGTGCTATGAACTCAACTGCCGCAAATGCTCAAACAGGCACAATAGCAATAGGGCAAGATGCTCTTACTGCATTGACATCGGGTGCTGGAAATGTGGCAGTCGGATACCAATCATTAAAAACTATTTCAACTGGTACTTATTGTACGGCTGTTGGATATGAGGCTGGTGAATTAATTACTGGTAGTTTGAATACAGTAATAGGCTATCAAGCGGCAGACTTACTTGCATCTGGCACTTCCAATACTGTAGTAGGTGGAAGAGCATTTGGGGCGGCTGATGGTTCAGAAACAAATAGTGTCGTCATTGGAGCAGATGCTGGTAGTGCAATCAATCACGATGATACAGATGGAAATGTTATTATAGGAAATGATGCTGGAACAGGTGGAGCGGCAGAATTAATAAGTTGTGTTGCAATAGGCTATAATGCTATGAACAGCACAGGTGGAAATGCTCAGACAGGCACTGTTGCCATCGGGAAAGATGCTCTTACGGCATTGACATCTGGAGCATATAATACCGCAATCGGAACATATGCTCTTGATGCAATTACAACATCTGCTAATAATACCGCTGTAGGCTATAATGCACTTACTGCTTGTGGTGATAGTTATTCTAATACCGCAGTAGGTTATGCGGCTGGAGACACAATTACAAACTCTGGAGGACTGAATACTGTCATTGGTACAAGTGCAGATGTATCTACTGGTGCGGCTACGAATCAAACAGTCATAGGTAATGGAGCAGTAGGACAAGCAAACAACTCAGTAACGCTTGGTAATTCATCTGTAACCGCTGTTTATATGGGGGAAGATAGTGGAGCATTAGTCCATTGTACTGGTATTCAATTCCCAGCAAGTCAAGTTGCTAATGGTGGAGCAAATGTATTAGACGAATATGAAGAAGGCACTTATACAGCAACGGCAGTTCCTGGAACAAGTGGAAGCATAACTCTTGATGGTAGTTACAATGAGTTGTCTTATGTAAGAATTGGAAGTCAAGTAACAGTTAATGGATTGGTTTATCCAAGTGCTATTAGTAGTCCAGTTGGTTTTTTAAAAATTAGCCTACCTTTTAGTATTGGGGATAAAACTGATTTATCTGGAAGATGTAGTGGTTCTGTAACTATTTATGGTTCAACTGCTAATGTAAGAGATTTTGTTTTACTTGGAGTTGAGGGAGATGCATTTGTTAAAATTTATTTAGGTGATGCAACTTCATTGCAAAGCGACTCAGCTAATGCGATTGATTCAGATACAAGTATTGCAATAAGTGTAACATATTTTGTATAAAGGATATTATACTGGAACTAACAAGGAGTTAAAATGGCTTTAGAAAAGAAAAAAACATATGATTATGAGGTTCGTGGAAAGCATAAATGTATTCAAGAACGATGCAGAACTTCTATTGAAGAAGATGGTAAGGAAATATCATTTTCATACCATAGAAAAGCATTTATGCCAGATGCAGATGTAAGTGCTGAGTCTGATGAGTTAAAAGCATTAGCAAATGCACTATGGACAGATGAAATCAAAAAAGCGTATGAAGATTTTAAAAAAGAAGATTAACTAAACAAGGAGTCATAAATGGCTAAAAAAGAAAAAGAAAAGTCAGACATACTTACCTTAGATGAAAAGGAGTATGAGATTAACTCTATGTCTAGTGAACAGCAAATGATGGTTGCTCACCTAAGAGACATACAAAACAAACAAGCGTCAAACAGGTTTATTGCGGATCAATTACAAGTTGGTCACGATGGATTTGTAAATATGCTTCGTGAATCATTAAATAATCCTTCTCCACACGATCCAGGAGACGAAAACGACTAATGATTATCAGGTGTGCCTATGACCATGATGTAGTAATCCACTTAAATAACAAAAAAGGGATGACAAAAAAACTTCGGTTGGCTGATGGAAGTTTTACTACATTAACATACCCAAGTACGAAAAAATACTTTCTCAGAAATGGTGACGCTGTAATTAAAAAAAGCGATTCATTTAAAACCATTGAAGAAGCTTATGTGAAAGAGTGTGCTAAATTAAAAGACTCTGATGGTCATGGGCGTATCGATATTGTAAAACATAAATTAGTAAATAATAAAGTGGAGGAAAGGTGAAAAGTCCTTTAAGTAAATTAGTTCAATGGCAACTGCGAACAGGCCAATTAGACGGTTGGACTGCGTACCATATCGCAGCGGGAGCGTTTTTATGTAAAATATTTCAATGGCTTAATTTTAGCGATTTATGGTGTGTTTTAGGCGTGTTTATAATTGGTGTAGCTTGGGAAATATTTGAGTATTATATAGAGAATTACAAGCCTTACGTAACCAAAGAAAAATGGGCATACAACACTATGGCTGATATTGTAGTTGAAACAGGGATAGCTTGGTGGATGGTTTTATGATAATAATAAATGAAGTGAATTATGAAGTTACGACAACTTATGATTTTGTTGTTAATTATGTTTATATTGATTAACTGCGATGCGGGCTGGTCTGTTTGCGGTTGGGAGATTAAGTGAGTGAAAAACCTGATACCGCCAGAAGTTATCGCACTACCATTCTTGATGATAATGCCATTGTTAGCATTAATCTTAAATGGTTGGGGCAAATATGTGTTCTCATTTCGCTATTGGTTTACGGCTATTGGCAAATTGAAACCCGTATTAAAAACCTTGAAAGAAACTTTGATGAAGCGAACACAACTATTACAGAATTGGTTGAAAAACATATCATAGAAGAGCAGCAAAGGTATATTGAAATGGAAGAAGAATTGAAATGGTATCAAAAATTAACTAATAAAAAGAAGAAAAAATAAAATGGATTTTATGGCGGTATATGGCGAAGCTGGTATGATAGGAGTTGTGGGTGCGATGTTTGTGTATTTGGTAATATCATTATCAAATAAATCTGCCCAACAGCAAGAAACGTTAGAGAATTTAAAAACTGAAAATAGAGGACAATCAGAAACATTGGAAAACATGGAAGGAATGATTGTGAAACTTATTGATAGGTGGAATAAATCTGATGACAAACTAGACAGAAAATTTGATGCTATTACTAAAGAAATAAATGACCTTGATAATCAAATTAGTAGAGTTGAAGGCAGTTTATCAAGAATAAATGGAAAACATTAATGGGTTATATTGGTAAATTAAAATGATGGATTATATTGGTAACTCAAAACACGATAATGTAGATGATTATAGAGGCGAAATCAGGGAAAGGCTTGCCCGCATAGAAACTATTTTAAATAGAGAGTTACCAGATATTAAAGAACAATTAAAAATATCCAACGGTAGGACACGGGCATTAGAGAATTGGCGTAGTTACATGTTGGGCGGCATGGCTTTATTGACAGTTTTATTTGGAATCATAAAATAAGGAGAAAATAATGGACTTAAAATCAATGTTGATTAAACTAGCTGAAGAGCAAGCTGAGAAAATGCAAGAACAGGCGATGGATCACTTAGGCTCTGATGAAATGGCAGAAAAAATTGCTACCGCAATAAATAAGCGAATAGACATTCCTTTCGTCTCAGAAGATAAAGAGCAAATCTTTTTTGAAAAAATAGTAGACGTGGTGACAGACATTCTTGAAGGCGTTTTTAAGGGTAAGTAATGATTGACTCAATGCAAATGCTTTCTGTTATCAAGAACACGCTTGAAAAAATGGGTTCTAAATATTTCAGCCATGATGCTATGATGTTAATTTACAGGACTGGGCTAGTTGAGTCTAAATATAAATACATCATGCAGAAAGGCGGTGATAACATAGCTAGGGGTTTTTTTCAATGCGAACCTTGGGTTGCTGTGTCCCTATGCAATGATTATTTAAAATACAGAGAACCGCTAATGAAAAGAGTAGCGAAAATATGTTATTTAGACTGGCGATATTTTATGAACCCTAAAGAAGAAGAATGGCGTGAAGTGCTTACAACGAATTTAATTGCTCAAATAGTTGTGTGTAGATTGCATTACTGGAGGGTTCCTAAAAGACTTCCAGAATCTTTAGATGACCAAGCGGTTTATTGGAAAAGCTTTTACAACACTTCAAAAGGTGCTGGGACAGTAGAGCATTTTAAAGAAATAGTCGTGAAGTATGGCTGAGGAAATAGTAAAAGATGTAGATGGAAATATTATCGCATGCCCTAATTGTGGAAGCAGGGCAATACATAAAAGCGGTTTCCTTTATAGGGCAAAAAGCAAAAAGCAACAGTGGGTTTGCAATAACTGTGGTAGGAGAACGGTGGCACCAAAAATTATAGAAAAAGCAAATTTCATCACGGAAGAAATGGAGCCTGAATTTATGCCTATTGACCAGCTAATTGAGCATAGGAAAAAGAAGTACGCAATACAGGTAAGAGCTAAAGAGTCTAGAAAATTAATTAATATAGACATAAAAACTGAAGGCGTTATTGGGATATGCCATTTTGGAGATCCACACATAGATGATGACGGAACTAACATTTCTGAAATATATTCTTTATGTAATTTGATAAATAAAACGGAAGGAATGTTTGCTGGAAACTTGGGAGACGTTCAAAATAATTGGATAGGTAGGTTGTCTTATCTATACGGCCAACAGTCTACAAGTGCCAAAGAATCGTGGAGATTAACAGAACATTTTGTTAATAGCGTTGAGTGGCTTTATCTAGTTGCTGGAAATCATGACGTCTGGAGCGGGGACGGAGATCCCTTAGATTTTATAATGCGAGACCATCAAGGGGTTTATGAAAAATGGGGAGCTAGACTGAATTTAAGGTTTCCAAATAAAAGAAATATTAGAGTCAATGCTAGGCATTATTTTAAAGGATTTTCTATGTGGAACACTGCGCACGGTGTAGCTAAAGCTGCTCAAATGGGTTGGAAAGACCATATTTTAACTTGCGGTCATACTCACATTTCTGGTTATCAAGTTTTAAAAGACCCTGCTTCGGGTTTAATTTCACATGCGTTGCAAGTTGCAAGTTTTAAAATAATGGACAGTTATGCAGATAAAATGGGTTTAGATGACAAGAATATTTTTAACGCCCCAGTTACAATTATTGATCCACAATACGAAGATCATGACAATAGGCTTGTTACCACAATTTTCAATCCGTATGAAGCGGCAGAATATTTAACATGGAAAAGATCAAAGAAATAGACACTGACAATGTAAATTTTAACGCTTTTGAATTAATTATGAAGTGCAAAGAATTATCAATGCAGATAGATTTAACAAATATTATTTTAGACAATACAAGCATTGACGAAAAAGAAATGCTGATTACAATCATAGAATCTATGAGGAGCCTTGATTTTGAAATAATTGAAGATCCTTATCTAATACCAAAGGCGAGGGCATGAGTACATACTACGAATCGTATTGCAATACGAACACAGACCTGTTGTTTATTGAGCCTAATTTAGGCGAATATGACCAGAAAAAAGTTTTGGCTAGTAACTGGGTAGAATCTGGAACAAGCAACCTTTACTACCTGTTTAATACGGGCTACGTTTCTCAGTTATATAAAGACGGGGCGGAGCAATCTGAGGTTACGGACACCCCAAATGCAAATAATGAATATGAATATGACGCTAATGCTGATAGGTTACAGTATTATATGGGCGGGGTTAGCGTAAGCAGTTTAAATTCTACTATATTTGAAGCATCCCTAGATTGGTATACCCTTAAGAATAATGCGGTTAAAAGAGCCTCCGACTTTGTACGCAGTTACCTCCCCTTCCCGATATACGCAAACAAAGGAGTTGGCTCTGGGGATGCAACTAATAGAGATTACCCTGAAATAATAGTTCGCTCAACTGCTATGATGGCTGTAGAATCTTTAATAAGACCGTATGACGTAGAAAAAGCCGACCAAATAAAATCTCAAGCTATTAATTCTCAAAATAGCGGTTGGTTAGATATGCTCAGAACTGGTTCTATAAACCTTTACAGTAGTGAATCAGAGCAAAAGTATAAAGGTATCATATCACCTGTTTCTATAAACGCAAATACAACTGGGGGGATACTTGATGTAAAAGGCAAGGCTAGTACCGAATGGGATGTAATTAAAATCATTATATCTAACGGAGGGACAATAACAGCGGGTAGTGCTAATACAACAGTGAAATATTCTACTTTTGTAAGAAATGAACAAGGGTTGAAACTGAATCAGGATATGAATGAAGAGGTGATAGATTGCGGTTGGCAATCAGCAGGTCATAAAATGTGGATAAGGTTTGCTCCTGGATTATACACGACTAATGATGAGTGGCAACTGGAAGTTAGCGGAATGCTAGACCAAAAATTTACTCCAATTAAAACAGTGGCGACAAGTAGAATTTAATGGCTATAACTTACTCAAATACGCTTTATGATGATATAATGGAAACGTTAGCCACGTTAATCAATGGTGAATTTAACGTAGCTGTACAATATGACGAACATAAACCTCCTCAGTCTTTTTTATTAATTCCAGAATCAGATGCATTGGTTACAAATTTATCTACAGGAACGCAAAGGGAGTACACCGTGCAAATCAATTATCAATTGAAATCAGGCGGTCAATATAATAAAAATAATATGAAGCAAGTCAGTAATATAATGGAAAGGCTAAAAAGATTAATTCATAATAATTCATCTTACTCAGGCGGTGCTATTTGGTTTGACGCAAACCTAACAAGCATAGAGTATGAAAGAGATGAAGATGACAGGTCTCTTTTAAGGGGGATAGGAATTTTTAATTGCAACAATATAGAGGTGCTATAATGAAAGTAAAAGCAAGATTAAACAAAATTCATAGGGCTAATTCAAATGGGTTGCTCTGCGATAAGGCTTCACTGATTAAACTCAGGGATGGTGAAGTTGTCGAAATACCTGAAGATGCCGCAAGCGAATTATTAAATATGGGATTCGTTGATAAGGCTAAAAACAAAAAACAAAGTAAGGAGGCTAAATAATGGCTGACACAAGAGTACTCCCTGTAAGTAGTATTAAATACGGTTTAAAAGCCGAGACATCTTTCGGGGTAGGATTAGATTCAAGCGGTGCTGATGGAACCGCATACTTAACGCAACCAGTTGTTCAAGCACAGAAACCGATATTTAATGTTTCTAGGGAATCTAGGTTATTAAGCGGTAGAGGTAGTGTAAAAAACGCTGCTGACACAATTACCAATTTAAGAGGTGGAAATGTAACGATGCCTTTTGACATGGTGGCTACGCCTAGGACATTGGCTCAACACGCATTATTAGTTGGTCAAGAAAATGCAACATCTGGAAGTACGTTACACGAAATGGAAATTGACGGTTCAAGTAATTCAAATTCTATCGGTGGAACTATATCAAGTGGATTACCTCATAGTTGCAACCTAGCTTATTATCCCGCCGCAGGTGAAGGTATTAAAGTTGCTGGGGTAGTAGTTTCGGATATGACAATTACAGGCGATGTAGGTGCAAATAACGGACTTGTAAGTATCTCTGGAAACTATTTTAGCGGGTTCAGCAACCCAGTTTCTACTGGAAGTGCGTTAGAACAAACATTTGATGGAAGTTGGGTAGACGCTCAAACTACATATTTCAATGTTATGGACTTTGATACAAGAACCCTAGATGCCGAAGGCAACGCTAATCAAACGTTTATTATGAAATCATTCACTTTTAATATTTCTAATGGCGTTAATAGAGTCGGCTTTAATACAAACGGAGATGCGGAATTATATGTATTTCCTGAATATGTAGTCACTGGAAGCCTAGTAATAAAATACGATGATGAATTTGATTACGGTGCTGCAAATAACGTTATTCAGGATTTTCTTGACGGTAACACTATGACTCTAAACTTGATTTGCGGTGATTCTGCTCCAGATGCCGCAGGGGAAATGGAAATAACGGCAGAAATACAATACACAGGTGATCCAGGTCAAGACCTTAGTGAATCAGGTGTATTCCACACTCTTGAATTTGAGTGCGTTCAGAATGGTTCTAATGAAGCTTTCAAACTAGAAACATTTGAGAATAGTGCAGTAACAAGTTGGTAATAAATAGGGAGGTACTATGGTTGTTGACACACCGCATGGTGAATTTGAAGTAAAAAACATAACTAGAAAAGAAAGACGTAAATTCTATAAAAAAGTTAAGCAGGTTTTTACTTCTCAAGACCTGAGTAAGCTACATGAACTAGGAGACGACTTTACTTTACTAGCGTTTAAAGACGAAAAACACGCAGAAGAATCTTTGAAAGGGTTGACCGCAGTTCAGGAAGATGAAGTTCTTACGGCAATTATAGGTGCGTATATGGGTTTAGATTTGGGAAACCTTTCTGGCGATTGAGGACAGCGGTATGGTTCTCTAATTATGGAGTCCCTAAACCGAGGCTAGAATACCCTTACAAGGCTCAGTCGCCTGTCACTGGTAAGAAAAAAGATTTTGAATCTTTTAAGGACGTTTGGTATGAAATTGATAAATTGCTCAAGGAAACTGAAGGTAAAAAATACAGTATCGGGCAAAGCCTTTACTATCAACTACCTTTCTTCTGCAATCCTTCTGAAGTTATTTCTCAATGGTGCTGGGATATGATAACTGATTATTTTACGGTGAGAAATTATAACGTTCCTTTAGCTGACAATTTAGATAATGTAAACCCATACATTCTAGATTGCTTCGCTATTATACAAAATGAATTAAATAATATAAACAAACATGAAAGAGAAAAATAATGGCTGTTAAAAACTTATTAATAAAACTCGGGATTAAGGGAGGTAAAAAAGCAACAAAAGATGTGAAAGGCGTTGGTGCTGCCTTTGGGGCGTTAGCGAGTTCTGCCGCAAAAGCTGCCGCTGCGTTTTATGCAGCAAAGGGTATAATAAATGGAATTAGAGAAACGATTCAAATTTCAAGCAAGCTGACTGCGGTAGAGGGCGGGTTTAAAAACCTGACTAAAGGTATAGGTGGGACAGGTGATACGCTTAAAAAATTACAAGAAGCAACAGATGGGACAGTAAACAGCATTGATTTAATGACTCAAGCTAATAATGCGATGTTGCTGGGGGTTTTTGAAACTAACGACCAGATGGCCGAAGCTTTTGATATAGCCCAAAGGTTGGGTGCGGCACTAGGTCAAGACGCTTTATTTGGGGTTGAGTCTCTCGTTACTGGTATGGGAAGGCAGTCAAAACTTATGCTTGACAACCTCGGTATCATTGTCGACATTGAAAAGGCTAACAAAGCCCACGCAGATTCTTTAGGCATCACGGTTGAACAATTAACAGACCAACAGAAAAAAACCGCTTTTAATAACGCCACGATGAAAGCGGCAAGAGAACTTGTCAATGACTTAGGGGAAGAAAACCTAACAACCGCAGATAGGATTAATAAACTAAAGTCCTCAGCAACGAATATGGCGGGAGAATTAGGGCAAGCCCTTACACCCGCATTTAATGCTTCTCTTGACGTTATGGCTTCATTTTCAGATGATATTTCTAATGTAGTAGATGTAATGTCTAAAATAGATTTCTCCAAAACAGCTTCTAATGTAATGGGTAATGTAAATGCGTTATTATCAGCAGTAGGTGATACTTTTATGTTGTTATTTGACGGGTTGCCTGAGTTTTTTAGTTTTGCATTCGGGAAAATTGTTCCTATCGCTCAGGGAATATTTGAAAGGTTGTTGAGCGGGGTAAAAAATGTAGCTAATTTATTATGGGAACCTGTTACAATTGCCGCAGAACTAATGGCGGCAAAGGTAAAGAATTTATTTACTTCTGTTTTTAACGCTATAAAAGAGCAATTCAATTCTCTCGCAGACACTTGGGCGGGTGAAAAAATGGGTTTGAGTAAAATGGAGCTTGGGGATTTGATTGATACAGAAAGTATTTCTGCCCAGTTTGGAGAAACAGGCCTCGCTGATTTATTTGGTGGAGAATCTCAAGTAGATAATTTAACAGATTTTACAGAAAAAAGTAAAGAGGTTTGGGCAAATTATTTTTCTAATATTGCAGAAATGAAAGCGGAAAATACAGAATTAGATAATGAAATTAATGCGGTTAATAATGAAAATAATTTAATAAACCAAGAAGAACAACAACAAAGGTCTTTAGCTTTATCTGCTCACTTTAGAGATGAAGCGATTAAGCAAATAAACCAAAAGGCTTTTGCTTTTCAACAGGCGGGTGTAAACGAAGTAGATGTTCAGAAATTTGTAACCGCAAGTAAATCTAAACTATACGCTCAAGAATCAGCCGCAAAAGCAGACCAACTAGGCTCTTTTTTCGGAATGGCTAAACAAGCATCTGCATTAGAAAAGAAGGGGGGGCAAAGGACAAAACTTTTAGCGAAAGGGGAAGCTTTGGTAAATGCGTATTCTGCATCTGCAAAAACTTTTAGCCAATTCGGGGGTTGGCCAGCTGGTATCGTTCCCGCTGGTATTGCTTTAGCCTTAGGTTTAGAAAATGTAAAAGCGATAGATTCTCAGCAATTCGCATCTGGCGGTATTGTTCAGGGCGTTGATAGAGGGCAAGGTGATACGGTGCCAGCCATGCTTACTCCAGGAGAACTTATTTTAAATCAAGCCCAGCAAAATAACCTAGCTGGAAATATGGGTGGCGTTACGGTAAACTTTAATGGGCCAGTCACTAATGACGAATACGTAAAAGACTTTATCATTCCAGAGATAGAAAAAACTATACAAGATAATTTAGCTTAATGGCTCTTACTTTACCAGCATCATTTAATAACCATTCTAATAAAAGGAACTGGTTGTTTCAACTGCATTACGATAATGAATCAAATTTTACTGGAGTTGCCTTTTATGATACGGTTGTAGAATCTGTGCAATATCATGGTTCTGTATTAAATAAACCAAGTATAAGAGAATCAATTAATTTAACACGCAGCACTTCTAAAACTAGTAACGTGTCTATAAATATTGCAAATTTTAAATACCTAGCTGACGATTTTTCAGCTGAAATATTCGGGGGTTCAAGAGATTACATTAATAGAACAGTGAAGGTTTACATACAACCAGAGGATGCAACTGGGATCAGCGACTGTCTTTTAATCTACTCTGGAAAACTAAGCAATATATCTCACGATATTGATAAAATAAAGTTGAGCATTGAAGCTAAAAAACCTTGGGACGGTGTAGAAATACCCCAAGTAAAAACAGATAAAAATAATTATTACCCTATTGCGTACGGCGATTTTACGGCAAACTCTTCATCCGTAGCAAGCACTCCATCTGATGATGATGATTTTAGAAACAGAAAAACACTTTACCCAATACCAGTTGAAGAAAGAAGAGGTGATACGCTATTCGCACTTACAGGGATAAGAAGTACAACGAATAATTGTTGGCCACATTATTATGAAAAAAGTATTGATAAATTTATTCCTCTAGCAAACGATGCCTCTACATATAACACGGTGGATTCTCAAAACGAAAGCTATGGAGACGGGTACGCAATTAGATTCCATCAAAATATGCTTAGGAAAATTGTTTTCAAACCGTCTGAAAGAACCTCTAGCGGTACAGGGTGGCAGTCTAATGATAATGCGTTTAATGGAACAATAGCAGATACAAGTAATTACACAGAGTTTAATTATGATGGTGATTTTTTAAATAATGAAATAAGAACAATCAGTTTTAAATTACCTCAAATACACGGATTTCCTTCTTTGCTGGTTTTTCATTACACACTTACAGGAACTGCTACTCTTTCTAATATTTCAGGAAGTGGGGCAGGAAGAGATATTCAAATAAAATTAATAGATAACACATTTGGTTCTGGAGTTGATTTAGGGCATATAAATCTTGACGCTAATGAAACTATTACAACCCTATCATCTTCTCCAGGAAATACGGATATATCAAGTGTGGCTACAATAAAAACTCAGTCAGATAGGGATAGTGCTTTTTTAGCGAGCAGTTCTGGTTGGGGTTCGAGTTTTGATTTACAAGTAAAGCAAACTAGAAACCATTCAAGTATAGACGGAGACCTGTTAATACAATTCAGGTTATATGATTTGAGAATTGAAACCGTATCGCAACTAGATTTTAATAACACTACCAATGGCGGTACAAAGGCAGATGCGTATAAATTTCTTGATGACCTTGATTATGTTTACTGTGGTGCAAACGGACTTAAAGATAACGGTTGGAATAGTGATTCGGCAATTACAGAAATACACGAAGCTCATAGAGATTTACTTCATAGGTTTACATCTTATACAAATTCAAATACACCTACAAATTGGAGTAGCGGTAGGAATTTAAACGCAGCTAAAGACTGGAGAATTAGGTACTGGCTAAATGAACCAGTTTCTTTGATTAGGGCGTTAGAAAAATTACAATATGAAGGCGGTTTTATTTTTAGATTTAATGGCCAAGGTGCTGGGGAGTATATTTATATACCAGATAGTGTAAGTGCAGACCATACGCTAAATACGGATGATTTGGCAAATGTAGAAATATCTTTATCTTCTATGAGTCAAGTTATCACGAGCATGGATATTGAATACAGAAAGCACCCTGCGTTAAATGGTCACATGAGTAAAGTTTCAGCAACGAATTCAACAGCTATAAGTGATTTAAAAATAGGCACGAATGAAAACAAAAAAACAATCAGGCTTGACGCTTATGTAGGAGACACTAGTAGCGAAAATGATATTCCAACCGCTTCAACTTCTAATGTAAACGATGATTGGTACAGCTATTATGATAACATTATAGGAAGCCAGAAAATTATTGTTTCAGCTACTGTAATCAGCCCGCTGTTTTACGGTATTGACGTAGGTGATTTTGTAAATTTTAACACAATGCCAGTTGATCCGTTTGGGGAGAGCTGGTCTGGAAAAAACTTTATTGTTATTTCAGTTACAAGGCAGGTAGATAAATTAAAATGCAAATTTAGGGAGATATAATGGCAAAAACATTTTATTATGATTCAGAAGGTTTATTAGAAGCAACTATAAATGACGGTACGTATTCTGGAACAAGTTGGAGTGACAGCGATAGTATGATAAATGAAGAAAGATTAGTTGACCAATCTATTGCAACGGCAGCTACTGGCTTTAATAATGCGGATGCTTTGAAGATCACTTTTCCCAGTTCTAAATCTCTTGATTTCATCGCTTTATATTTTAGTGCCGCAGAAACAGATGATATTTCACTGTATAGGGCGGTGGCAACTAATACTTTCAGTTCTGCGATAGATATCACTGCAAACTTTTCAGCTGGTTGGAGTATTAAAGAATTTAGTTCTGCTGCGTCTATGAATTGGCACTTGGCATCAACGAGTGGGGACATTTTAAACCTAACAGAGTTTATAATTGGTCAAAAATTAGAATTTGAACTTAACCCAGAAATCGGAATGGGAGAATCAGAATCTTTCAACACGTCCGTAAATCAAAGTATTGGCGGTGTAGAATATGCCGTGAAAATTGGAAACCCTAAGACGGTCATAGCTATGAATTTCAGTAGCATAAGTTCAACGTTTAAAGACAGTTTACAAAGCATGCAGGAAAGCGTTCAAGACTATAAAAAATTTATTTACTCAGAAAATGGGGCTAGTGGACCGCATCACTATGTAAGGTTAGACAGCCCGATAGAATTCAAAGAAGTTTCTTATAATAGGTATTCTTGTGATATAACTTTAAATGAGCAATTATCATAAATTTCTCTCCCTAGCAGGGGCATAGCGTTTTACTCCATATGCGCTAATCATTTTGCCCCTGCATTTATTTATTTTGTTACGTTTTTAAAGACATAAAGCTTTTATTTATCAATACATATTTTTAAATTAAATCAAGCCAGAGGCGACCTATACATGGCTCTGTGTTCGTTGTTGTTATCCATATCCACGCACACCCGATCTCGTCTCTGGCTATTTTATTTCTACAACTTCAAAAGAAGTAACCCTATTGCAACAGTATCACCGAGGGAAAATAACTGTTGCTTTTCTCGATTATTATTTGTAAATTAAAAGTATGGAAACAACAACAATAACAAAAACATCAGGAGTCTAATAATGAAAAAACTTATATGTGATACCTATGATTGTGCTAACACAGTTGAAGTGCCTAGCTCAGTCCCAGCGGTCATATGTGGGATATGCGTTACATTGGGTGTAACCAAAATACGACATGAGCAAGCTGTAGAAGTTGAAAAGCTTAAAACTAAGCAAAGTGAAGTTCCAGTTTACAAGCGTAAGAGGTGGAGCAAAACAGAAGATATGGTTATATTTGACTTTGTGCAAACCCACACTATATCTCAGTTGATGGAAATGCTTCCTGGAAGAACTGCCAGTGCTGTAGAGAATAGAATATGGAATCTTAAGATGGAGCACGTTGCTAAACAGAAATACATTGACCAAATAGTTTAAGGAGGTATCATGTCACTAGAGAAAATAGACAAAATAAAAAGTAAAATGCAGAAGCTGCTGAACCACGCAGCCAGTGCTGAGAAGATAGGTAATAAAGCTGAGGCCTCTGCTTTTATGAAGAAGCTTCAATCATTGTGCTTAGAGCATAAGTTATCGTTAGCTAGTATACAGGCTCACGATCCCGACAACTTAGACGAAAGCATCGGTTATGAAGAGGTTGATAGGGCGGAACACGGTTTACCTGTCTTGAAAAGAGCCTCCAAGTGGATATGGGATTTAGCTAGGGTTATAGCTAGGGCAAATAACTGCAGACACCTCGTGATGAACGGCAGTAATAAAATATGGTTCGTTGGAAGAGATCAAGATAGGAGATTTGCTATACACATGTTTGCATACTGCTATAAATCCCTGCTAATAGATTGCGTCAAGGAAAACAATAAAACTTACGACCATTTTTATGCGATGGGTTGCCCTGAACAGGCTCACGGTTTCGCTGCCAGTTTCAGAACAGGGTTCGTAAGTGCGGTTAGGGACAGGCTTGAAGAGGCACGAGAAGATATACGCAAAACGACAGACGAAAAGACGTTTGCCTTAATTACCGTAGAGCCTATGGAGTTGGTGCATAAGTGGATGGGCGAGTACACCACGGGAACAGCTACTAGCCTAGGAGGTTCAAGTTCTTACAATGAACATGGCTATTCTTCAGGTAGGGAATCTGGAGGTAGAGTTTCGTTAGCCACTGGTAGTGTTACATCTGGAAAGCCTAAACAATTAGGGGGTAAGTAAAGTGAGGCAATTTAAAAAGTTCGTAGAATTTGCTAAGTCTAACGGTTTCAGGTGGGCAATGAGTACTAACTTTAATGACGACATAGTTACTATTCGCTTATGGCGTGACAGTTGGGATAATTGGGTAGAAGGAAATAAAAGCATCGAAAAAGTTAGCACTAGTGCGATAGAAATGATGAATCGATATTTAGAGTGGGTAGGAGGCGAGTAGTGAGGGGGATAGTAAAAAACACTAAATCAGATAGCATCCTTAGGCGGGTGCTGGATAGGGTAGAAGAAGGGCAGCACGGTAAGGTCTATTCTAGAATGTGGTTTAAAACTATGACTAAAAGAAAGAACGCTTTAGGTTTTGCCGCTAACCAATTAAATATGAACCATTACGCTTTTATTGCTAAAATAGATGACAGGTGGGGTTTCTTTGCGAACCCCACTATCTTGAGAGTTTCAGATAAAACCATTAAGGGGGTTGAGGGTTGCCTATCAATTCCCAATGCTCAATATAAAGTTTTTAGGCATGATTGGGTAGAAGTAGATTATGAAGATAGGCAGGGCAATAAGCATACCGAAAAATTTGAAGGGTTGAATGCTATCATAATTCAACACGAAATAGACCACTTGAATGGGGTTCTAATATCAGACAAAGGGGAGAAAAATGAGTGAAAAAAGAGTACCGCATGATTATAAATATCATGCTGAAATAATGTATGAAGGTGAGATTGCTATGAGGTTTACTTGTGCTGTTGGGGACACTTTATATGACCTATTCAAGGACATAGATAAAGAAATGTCAGAACATCAACAAAGACACCCTGAGATAATTCAAGTATTAAAAGATCCTAATGGTTGGAACACGGATTGTACAAAATTTGCAGTTGATAAATATTACTCAAGGGGAAATAAATAATGCCATACCCGATGTTAAATAAACATAGCGAGAAACAATATCTAGAGCTGGAAAAGAACTACCTTAACCTATACACCTTTATCCAGTCATGCCTAAGTATTACCGAGGGAGAAGATCTAGATTCAGATTCAAAAAAATTAATACATTTCGGTGCGTTATGTATGAGAATTAACCAAGCTGTGGAAGAGTACGCAGGCTTCACTGAAGAGGTTCGGAATGTCATGTTCAAAGGGGACTCCGCAACTACATCCTCGGAAACCGAGCCTCTCAGTGAAATCTTAATAAAGGTGAATAAAGTTGAGTATGGGCACATTATAGAAGCCCTAGAACACTTTGCTAATATGTATCCAGATAGTAAAGTTGCAGACGAATTTCAGCAAGTTGCTGATGACATTAAAAACCTAAAAAGGAGTGAAAAATGAGTCAAAAGGAAAAAGTAAAAAGACACTTGAACGCTGGTCTAAAACTTACGTCATGGCAAGCGATTACAGAGTGGCATATAACGAGGTTGGCAGCCATAATACATACGCTTAGAGACGAAGGAATGGACATTGTTACAGAAAATAAAAAGAATCCAGATACGGGAAAAAAATACGCTGTTTACACTTGCAATAATCCTTCAGGTTCTGAGTCTAAAAAACAATACGGGTTATTTAAAAGCGACGCAATTAAAAAACCTGAGGTAAAATCGCCTTATGAATACGAAAGAGGCGGGTACAATGCGGGATAAAGCGGTTACACGACAAGACGTTTTTCAATATTTGAATTCTTTACGTAAACACGGAATGGCGAACATGATGAAAGCCAATAAATTTATTGTAGAGCGTTTTAATATAACCGAAAAACAAGCTAGAGAATATATATCTAATTGGATAAAGGAGGAAAAATGAGGCATTATTGGGAAGTATTATTTAGTGCGGAGTATTTTCCATACTGGGAATTTACAATGCTGATGATGTTAGCTTTAAACATAAGCATGCTATTAAGGGTTCATAGAATCCAGGAGGACATAAAAGGTTTACGAAGCGTCTATAAACAGGAGGAGGAATGATTGTTATGGATATAGCTGAGTGGATAGCTAATGTATTCATTTTAGGAATCGCATCGTTATTGTGGGTAATTGTAGCGTTTGGGTTAATGATGCTTTTGTCAATAATAAACAAAACTGTAAAGGATATAAAGCGATGATAAATGTAATAGAAAAAATTATAGATTGGATAGATAATTGTCTACCAGTAATTATAATACCTTGGGCGATAATATTATTGATCAGGGTTGTTTTTCAAATGATAACGCATTAAGGAGAAATAATGGCATTTTTACAATTAAAACAAACCTCACATATTAATAAACCTTTATTAGTTGAAATCTTAGTAGACGTGACAGGTGTGATTTGTGAGACAAATGATTTTGGAGATTTAGAATATAAGGTTAAGTGTAAAAACAAAGGTTCAGAATATTCAGCCTCTCCAAATAAAGACGGTAGCGTTTACAAAATAAACACAGGTCAAGAATTCGACTTGGTTTGCTCTGAGGCTCTATATAAAAAAATGAACACTTACGAAAGCGGGGCAAATTTAAAAATAGAAATGGTTCCTAATCCTAAAGGTGGCATTTTTTGGAACGTTGATTTGTCTAGCGGTGCTGATTTTGAAAAACAGAAGAACATTCCAAAACCTTCTGAAAATACTTCATTAGAAATTAAATGGGGTATGGCTTTCAACAATGCGACTAGATTAGTTAGCTCTGTTCCATTGCATTCAGATGAAACTATTGAAGACAGGGTTGGGTTAATTAAAAAGCTAACCCCAGAAATGTTTGCTATTGCCTGTTCAATGCCAGAAAAAGTAAACGAAGATGACCTACCGTTCTAAAAAGGGTTTATTAGCCTTGATTAAATACTACAGAAGCCTGTTAAATTTGGGTAAGATTAAAAGCAACGGTGCTGCCCACAACAGGTTGAAAGAGTTAGAAAGTTATAGAGCTAAAAACCATTGAAAAAAGTTCATAAAAATAAACTACACGAGTTACTGAGGAAATACGTAATCCTGAGAGATAAATGCTGTTTGAGGTGCGGCAAGGCGAACAACCTCCACACCTCTCACATTTATCCTAGGGGTAAATACCCTAAAATGCAATTCGACACTGATAACGTTAAAGTTTTATGCTTAGGGTGTCATTTATATTGGTGGCATAAACACCCGATAGAAGCTAAAGAATGGGCAGAAAAAACATTAGGTAGCGAAAGGCTTGAGCGGTTAAAAAAACAGGCTAATACTATAAATAAAAGTTTATGGATTTATGAAGATATAAAACATGAATTAGAACAGAAAATAATGGAATTAGAAAATGGCTAAAAGATTTGTTGATACTAAAATTTGGGACAAAGCGTGGTTCCGTAGGCTTACTCCAAAAAATAAATTGATATGGATTTACTTACTTACAAAATGTGACCATGCTGGAATATGGGATTCAGATTGGGAAGCTGCTGAATTTTTTATAGGGGAAAAAGTTACTTACGATGAGCTACCCGAAGAAATAACTGACAAAATGGAATACATCAAAGGAGAAAATCAATATTTCATACCTTCATTTATTCAATTTCAATACGGTGAATTAAAAGAAAATAGTAAACCTCATTTGAGCGTTATTAAAAGACTTAATGATAAGGGTTTACATAGTGTACCTGATACCCTTAAATATAAAGATAAGGTTGAAGATAAGGTTAAAGTAAAAACAATAGAAGAAAGAGGAATTGAATTTATAGAAAAGTGCGAAAAGCTTTGTAAAAAACATGATATGTCAAAAACGTTGCTAAAACAATTTACAGATTTTTGGACAGAATCAAATGAAGGCGGTAAAAAGATGAAGTTTGAAATGCAGCAAACATTTGACATCAGCAGGAGATTGGCAAAGTGGAAATCAAATGATATTGAATGGAACGGTAGTAGTAAAAAAAGTATAGATAAATTTATAGCAAAATTCAAGCTGTTAGATACAGGGTTTTACAGGGCTTATTGTTCTAGCTGTGGAAATAAAGAATACCCTTCGTATGAATGGCAGGTCAAGAACGGTTCTTCATGTTGTGCGGTTGAGTATCTACCCGAAAAGCCCAAGTGATGGATAAGGCGGATGAGCATATCATAGATTGGATATTAAAAAAAACCGAGAGGAAATCTGAAAGAGAACATTGGAAAGTGAAAAAAAGAGCATATAGCCACGAAAAAAGAAAAATAGAAATTGACAAAATGATATTTTTATGCGTAATTTGTAAAAAAGTTTGGAGTAAGGTTCCTCACTTTATAGATGAAATTAGGTGGAGGGCGTACCCTAAAGGCAACATACCTACTTACGGTAAAGCTAGGAAAATTTGCCCTAACTGCCAAAAGGAGAAAGCATGCTAGAGTTATTTAAATATGATTACCCTAAAAACAACCAGCAAAAAGAAACTACTGAAATAGAATACATACAGTTTGAATTCTCATCGGAAGAAAAAAAAGAAGTAATTTATATATTAGAAAAATACTGTCAAAAAAAATCAATAAATAATTATTCAGACGGAATATTAAAGATATTGAGAGAGCTAGAAAATGAATAAAATGCGAGTAGAATATAAACTGACTACACAAGAAACTGAATCGCTTTCTAATACTTTTTTAGACGACAGCCATTACGACGTTTTAATTGATGAAGATGTAGATGTTTACACTTCATTTGGAAAACCGTTATTATTTTTTAGGAAAAATTACATAGATTACGACGTAATAAAAAAAGCAGCATTGAATTGTGAGACCGCAGCACAGCCAACTAACACTAGAGGTCCCGCAAGCGGTGGAGAATTGAAAAGGAGGATTTTAAAAGATGGATCACTTTCAAGAAGCACCCAAACTTACATACCTGGGACTGAAACTAAATTATCAGTACAAAGCGGTATTATGGGTTATTTTGACCGAGCAGCACATTTCGATTACTGCAGGACAACAGCGTTCACTAAACAGAAAGTTGAAAAATGGGAAAAATCTCTAGAGCTAATAAAAAAAGTAGACCAAGGTTTTAGGGATATGGTTCCAGGAAGATACAGAAACCAATTAATGATGGCAGAAGCTACGCACCCTAATTTTAGAATACTTGACACTGCTTTTACCACTATAACCGTAAATAAAGATTTTAGAACCGCTTGCCATACTGACAGGGGAGACTACGAAAAAGGTTTCGGCAACTTAGTCGCTTACACCAAAGATATAAAAGGTGCGGTATTCGTTTTACCTCAATTTAAAATAGGGGTAAAATTAAGAACTGGTGATTTATTGCTTGTAGATGTACACCAATGGCACGGTAATACTGAAATAATTCCATCAGGTGCAAATCCCCTTAGGATTTCTTTTGTAATGTATTACAGAGAAAATATGATTAGGTGTAAGTCGCCAAGCGAAGAATTAGAAAGAATAAAAATAAATAAAACAGCGGTTCTAAGAAAATACGCAGGTATAATATAAATGAAAAACGAGACTATATTTAAAACCTTAGAAATTGACAGAAATAAAATTAAATGGGAAAACTATTTAAACGTAGAGACTCCAGTCCAATACATAGGCGGTATGCATTTCAAAAGAGACGATTATTTTGCCCCGCTTGGTTACGGTGCTATAAACGGAGGGAAGCTTAGGCAATGTATATTCATTATTAATGATTATTATAAAAATAAAATAAACACTGTTTACAGCGGTGCTTCTGTTCTGTCTCCGCAAATACCGATGTCTGCAGCGGTCTGCTATCATTATGGAATTAAGTCTATTAATGTTGTTGGGGCAACCAAGCCTCAAGTTGTCTTAAAAAATGATATGATGAAGCTAGCTACGTATTTCGGTGCAGAATTAGATTTTATAAAGGTGGGCTACAACCCAGTTTTGCAAAGGAGGGTTAAAACCTTATTAAATTCAACGCCAAAATCTGGTGAATTAAAATACGGTATAGCTGTAGATAGCGATGATGATAACAGTAAAATAGAAACCTTTCATTCTTTGAGCGGTAACCAGACGATGAATATGCCTGAAGATATAGAAGATTTAGTTGTGCCTACTGGTTCTTGCAATTCAGCTATAAGCATACTTTACGGCCTACAGCAGTACATGAATAAACCTGAAAACAAAGCTAAGAAACTAAACGTTCACCTGATAGGGATTGGCCCCAAAAAAATACAATACATCAATGAAAGGCTTTTAATGTTGTCTACTTATACTAAGTTAAATTGCTTGAATTTAGATATAAAAACACCGCATTTCTACCCTTTTTACCCTATGCCTAATAAACCTAGAATCAAGCTTTATTATTATGATTTACATTCAACTAAATACGTTACATACTCACAAAGAATGCCGTATAATTATCACGGGATAAAACTACACCCGACCTACGAAGGAAAGGTGATGACGTACCTAATGGATAAACTGCCCCACCTTGAAAAACGTAGCACTATGTTCTGGATTGTTGGTAGTGAACCTGATTTAGATAAAGTACCTGAAAAAGCTTTTAAACAAATAACAACAGAGCCGAGGATATATAATGCCTTATAAAACCTTACACACTTATGGAGAACTTAATAATTCAATAGCCGTAAAAGACCTTGACAAGAACTTAGATTTCAGACACCCGAACTACAGAGAAGAAGTGTTTATGAAATTCTATGAATTCCATTTGAAATACGCAAGTCATCCTGGGTGTGTTTACTATTTAATGCCTTATTTTTGTGATGAATATGAATTGGATAACGAACAAAAGCTTTGGGTAGCTTATTTAAACGGTGTAACTCAAAACATGTGCACAACTTATATAATATGGAAAAATTTTCCTTTCCACAATACCGTAGATTTACTTGAAATGGAAAATTGGCATTCTGAAAATTGGAGGAAGCTTGATTACGATACGGATAGGAGGTACCAGAAAGGGCATTTAGTCAAGATGGTTAAAAACTACCTAGGGTTAGTAGGTGAAAGCCAAGTTGATTATTTTAATAGGTTTGAAACTTTTAAAGAAACTTGGGACGAGGTGTATAATAACTTTTTTATGTACGGTAGGTTAAGCACGTTTAGTTATTTAGAATATTTAAGAATCATGGGTAGGAATATAGAACCTGACCATTTATTCTTAGACGATTACTCTGGTAGCATGAGCCATAGGAATGGGTTATTAAAAGTTATAGGTAGAGACGACCTAGACCAGCATAAAAGTAACGAATTGTGGAACGGGAAAGACAAATTACACACACCTGACGTAATAGAAGGCTGCAAAGATTTAGGAGAATGGCTACTTAATAGAGCGTCTACAAGATTTGCTAATAGAAGCTTTATAAAAGACGTAAATTATTTTACTCTAGAATCTACGCTTTGCACATATAAGTCTTGGTATAGGAAAAACAGAAGGTACCCCAATGTCTACAATGACATGTTTTGCCAAAGAATAATAAAAGCTGAAAAGAACTGGGGTAAGTGTTTCGATTTTTTTTGGAACGTCAGGAGAAAACATTTACCTAAGTATTTAAGGTTGGAAGACAATCCCTGTGATCCTGGATTGAAACCTATTAAACAAAATTACTTTAGAGAAACGGGAAAAGTTTTAATGATGGATAAAGAATTTGATTGTTTTGAAAACAGTTTTTTTGAAAACATTAAAAAGGAGACGCTGTGGGGTATATAACAGTAATAGGCGGAGTTCCCTGTTCTGGAAAATCTACTTTGATGAAAGAAATCAAAAAAAGAACTGACTGTAAGAATGAATTTGAGTATAAGCTTGTCAAGGGACACCATGATGATAAAATAGAAAACGTTATTTTAGGTGTTTACATAGATAGCGGTGAAATATTTTCTGGAACTGATAGGCTTTCTATGGCTGTGCAACCTGATGCGATAGAATTTTTACAGAAAGGCGAATTCAATAATGCGTATATAGAGGGCGATAGGTTATTTAAACCCAGTTTTATTAGAACCTGCTCTATGCTCACTACAGATTTGAGAGTAATCATTCTAGAAGCTGGTAAAGAAATCTTAGAAAAAAGACATAAAGAAAGAGGTGATAGTCAGAGCGAAGAATGGATAAAGGCTAAACGAACTACTGTAGATAACATTAAAAACGCTTTCCCGTGCCACGTTTTAAACAACAATGATTTAAATGAAATGAACGCTAATATAGATTACATTTTAAATAGAGAATTCAATAGAGCAGTTAACCCTGCTCAGGCTTCATTATTTTGACGCTTTGATATGCAGAGGGAGCTGGGTAAACCAGAGTAGTGGATAGGTAGTGGTGGATTAGGCTGAAAAGCACTAATCGTGTACGTATATCAAGCGTTGAAAAATTGACGTAACTTCTTTTTTAAAAAAAGACTTGCCTTTTACGTAGAGCAGTTGTAAAATTAGCTATGGATTTAACAACAACAACGAATAAAAGGAGTCATAAAATGACAAATTCAATCATACAGACAGTTGAAACAACTACAATCTCTAACGCTATCAACGGTAGAGGGCATCATTTTGTTAAGAGGGGTTCCCTAAACCAGATACCTAAACCTGAGGCTACTAAAAGCTATAAGCCAGTTGGCCACTTACAGTTGATTAACAAGGTTGAAGAGATAGTGCTAGCTGAAAGACCTGAGTTAGAAGTGGTTACAGAAACTCACCAAGTTTCTACTAACGGTCAAGTTCTTGAAACTAATTTGGTTCTAGGTAAAAAAGTCGCTAACCACGGGAAATGGTTAGATGAAGTAAACCCTACCCTAACTATCAGGAATTCTTACAACAAATGGCTACCAGTTAGCATAGGTGCCACTGGAAGATTGTTAGTTTGCTTGAACGGTATGATGTCTCAAAGCGGTTTTTTCTTCGCTAGAAAACACACAAGCGAAATCTGGGATGACATCATAGGTTACAGCATGAATGTAGCTGACATGCTTCCTCAAATAACCGACATGTTCAACAAAGATAGGGATGAGTTGAAGTCAATGGAAATAAGCCAAAACCAAGGCTATGAAATCCTAGGAAAACTCTACGGCAAAGGCGTTTTAACAGCTAACGCTAACAACGTGGCTTTCGGCGATTGGAACAAACCTCGCCACGAAGAGTTCAAGGGTAAGAACATGTGGAGTCTTTACAACTGTGCTAATGAGGGTTTAAAGAAGGTAGAAAACTACTCACGTATGAAAGCACACTGTGAGTTACACCACTACCTTACAACAGGTGATTTTGAAAATCAAGGTTGGATGCCTAAGAAGATTCAAACTCCTGAAGGCTTTAAAGCTACTGGCTATAAAAACTATGAGGTAGCTGAAGCGTAGTATTTCGTTCTTCTCTCAAGTAGATCCCCCGATTGACACCGCATCGTTTTTCGGGGGATTTTTTTTATTTAATTTTACATTTTTAAAAATAAGCTTATCCGTTTTAAATTCATAACAAACTTAATCAATAACTAATAAGGAGTTTTATCATGCCGATGGGTAAAGGAACTTACGGAAAAAAGAAAGGTCGTCCAAAAAAGAAAAAGAAAATTGGAAAGAAAAAGAAAAAATAAAAGCGACGGAATAGCTCTTACGACTGAACTAGTAGGCATAAAAAACCTTAAAACAACAGGCAACTACCGCCTGGAATTTGACGTTTATGAAATTGATACCGATAAGGTGAAAGAACTAATAGACAAACTCAACAAAGCTTTCGTCATGGGATTAGTAGAATATGACTGATAAACAAACGGAAAACAAACAGAAGAACGGTCAATTCGCTAAAGGCAACACGCTTGGCAATAGGTGGAAGAAAGGCGAATCTGGAAACCCTAATGGTAGGCGAAATGCTTATACAGATTTAATAAAAGAATACAGCTTTACCAAACAAGGTGAGAAAGAAAGAAGAGAAGTTGTTGTGAGTAAATTATTTCAATTAGCAGAACGTGGAGACTTGAGAGCTATTCAATTTATTGTAGAAAGACTTGAAGGTAAAGCATTAGAACGCCAAGAGCGTACAACGAAATCAGAGCCTATACAGGTAATGGTAATAGATGATTAATTGGACAGTAAATAAAACTAGAAAAGAAATATTGAATAACCCTGCGAGATTTAAAGTAATCGTAGCGGGTAGGAGATGGGGCAAGACTGTATTGAGCCTTATGTATTTATTAAAAGACGAATTTAAACCTAATGAAAGACGCTGGTTTATTACGCCAACCTACAGGCAAGGTAAGATGATTGTTTTTCCAGTCCTCAGGCAAATGTTCGCTGGGTTTGATAACGCTAAATTAAATGAGAGCGAAATGAGTGTAGTATTTGACAATGGGGCAGAGCTAGCCGTGAAAGGTGCGGACAATGAACACAACTTGAGAGGCGTAGAGCTGACCAAGGCGGTGATGGACGAAATGGCTTACATCAAACCTCACGTATGGGAAGAAATTATAATGCCTATGCTGGCTACTACGCAAGGAGAATGTTTATTTATAGGAACACCGTCAGGTTATGATATAATGTATGAACTTTACAGTAAAGGTCAGGCGGAAAATAATTGGAAATCTTGGCAATTCAAAACTATTGACGGTGGCTTTGTTCCTAAAGAAGAAATAGAATTAGCTAAAAGAACTATGGATGAAGTTGTGTTTAGGCAAGAGTTTGAAGGTAGCTTTGAGACAACAGGGAATAGAGCTGCTTATAATTTTGACAGAGATGAACATTGTGCAAAAGCAAAAGAACTTTCTAGCAACCTTTGGTGGGGTGTAGATTTTAATGTAGACTACATGACTGCAGTATTAGCTTGCCAATTTACAGATGGAACTATACATTTCTTTGATGAAATAAGATTGAAAAATAGCAACACAGAAGAACTTGCCGTAGCTATGAAAAAGATTGCCCCTAACACAGAATGTTACCCAGATCCCGCAGGTAAGGCTAGGAGTACAACAAGTAGGAGAAGCGACCACCAAATACTCAGGGATCACGGATTTCTAATTAGGGCTAAGAAATCACACCCAAGTCACATTGACAGGTTGAATGCTTTAAACAGGAAGCTGAAAGATGCTGAGGGTAGAATAGGGATGACAGTAGATCCTTCTTGCGTACATCTTATTAAAGATTTAGAGCAATGCCAAAGAGACAAGAAAGGCGGTCTAGCTAAAGATAATATAGAGCTAACACACGCACTAGACGCTTGTAGCTATGCAATAAGTTATAAATTCCCCATCAGGAAAATGATTGGCAGATCCGTGGAGTGGTAATGCCAAATAAAAAAGCTAAAGACCGTAAGAGAAAAAAATTAAAGAAGAATATGGAGTTAAAACGTAAAGGGAGAACAGCTAAACAAATACAAAGATACAAGAGGAACAAGTGATGTATAATTTTGGTAAGTCAGTTAATAGAGTTGTTATCCCTGAAATGTCTGAGGCTGTTGTTCTTAGCAGCGTTAAAGACGCATATAAAAGCTATCTAGAAAAAGAAGATAAGAGCATAATGGAGTCACTTGATTTTTATTATAATCAGAACCTCGATGTTCACCTAGAGCAGTGGTTTGCTAGTGACAGCCTGCAACAAGTTCCTCCTTTCTTTCAATCTTGTGTCCCTAGGTTCGCCAAAGCTAGGATGATGTTGTATAAAAATAATCCGCAAAGGTTTATCGCAGGTGAGATAAGTGAAGAATACACAGGCTTAGCTTATAAATTAAATTCTAATACAAGAGAATTTGCTGAGCTAGCGTGGCTATTAGGTTGCTGTTGGTTTAAATCTAGGTATAATGAGCGTAAAAATAGGTTGGAGTATGAAGTGCTACCTAATGTAAAAGAGTATTATTTCTACGGCGAATCAGAACCTTACGGATATAGCTATGAAATAGAAGGAAACGCTACCGATAAAAGATATGTGTTTTGGTCAGAGGACAGAGATGGAATTGCTGGTATGCATTTTGAATTTGATGAAAAAGGGAAGAGGTACGCAGTTCAAGGCAACGAAGATATGATAAACCCTTATGGAATCAATCCCATATCAAGAGTGATGTTTAGTAAAAATTCTTATGACGTTACTAGGGCAGCTTTGCATATAGCAATAGCGATGACTGAGATAGCACTAAGTACAAGGTTCAGGTTAGGCCAGCCAGTTTTTACTGGAATAGAAGAAGGTCAAAGTAGGCTAAAATCAGGAGTAGATAAAGCTTTAATACTTCCCGAGGGTGCGACTTTCAGCTACCAATCTCCTAGTGGAAGCTTAAATGAAATGATTGAATCTGTTAAAGCCATGGCTAATCAAACCGCAGAAAATAATCAATTAAGAATC